GAATGCCCGACGCCCATGCAGGTCGCCGAGGAGACAGGGCTGCACCGCGCAACGGTCACCGACCACATGCAGGGCCTCCGCAGTGCTGCGGGCCTTCCCGTCCCGATCCCGAGCCACAAGTCCAACGCCGCCCGCAAGCGGTGGGAAGACGGGGCGCACGACGACCAGTACGAACCGAAGGACTTGGTGTCTCTGATCGGAGAATAGAGACTTAATCTAACGGCGGTTTGATCCAGATGGTGCGTTTCTCCTCGTCTACATAGGCGAGGCGAACGCCCATCTTTTTTTGCAGCGCAGTCCTCTTTCGGTGGATGCGAGCCGGGTTCGTCCTGCCGGGGTTCACCCGCTTGCGATCCGTCTTTGCGTCGAACAGAACGACGTTTCCGGTATTGCTGTCGATGGCGATCAGGTCAGCCGGTCCCTGCTGCCCTATCGGCGTATAAACGAAATAGCCGTTTCTGATGAGATGCTCGCGCAGGATGGCTTCACAGAGGACGCCAAGCTGTTGCCTGCGATTCATTATACTGCAAGGTCGCGCATTCGACTGATGAGACGCGAAGCGCGGTTTGGAACCTGACGCGACCATAAGCTGTCTTGCATCTCATCTGCCGCCGCAGCCCAATCGCCCCCGACTACCGCAGCGCGGAAGCGCACGAACTTCTGGAATCTCGTGCGGCCCAAATTGAACATCATGTTCGCGCAGATTAGCTGCACCTCGTCAGGCAGATCATCCCAATTCTCCAGCGACCATTGGCAATCTGCGAGCGCGGTTGCAATGTCGCGCGTGAGAAGCTGGTCGCTCCGATCCTGCGTGATCGGAGTACCTTCTGGCCAATCATATTCTGGATCGGTCGGCAAGAGCTTATGCCCCACGCCGCACGTCTTATATTTGGCCGGGCAGATATAGATGGATAGAACCTCCCCCTCGTCTGCCTTCAGTTCGCGGATCAGATCGGCGGTGTTCATCGACTATTTGCTCACCGATTTGTACTTCTCGAAGGTCCGTAGGCCGCCCAACCCGAGCATCCCCATGAGGACAGGCATCATCTGCGACATATCAAGAGCGGGCAACTCGACCAGATTACCTGTCTGCGCCAGCGTGAAAACCAGAACGGGCTGCGCGATATAGTTCCATGCCAGCGCAACGCCGCATGACCAACCGATAAATGGACGCCACCCGGCAACAAAAGTAGACCTCGAAGCTGCTTCAACCTTGTTAATTTCAAGCTGCGCGATATCGATCTTCGCCAAATGCTCCGTCAGGTGCGCCTCAATCTTGCGCTCTGCTTCAGCACGCTTCTTCGGGTCTTCCGGCAGGAACGAACCAATCACATCTTTAACTAGCGGCAGGACCGCTGGGAGTAATGCGCCAATCATTTTTTGTCCGCCTCTAGCAATTTAATCCTGACCTGCATGTCGTGGTTCATGTCGCCTTCCTCTCGCTTGCAATCAACGGATGCGAACCATTATGAATCTTATGCATCCGCTCAGACTCAGCCTTGAGATAAGCGATATCCGCCAAAATGTGGGCTATCTGCATGTGATCCCGGCGCAGGTTTTCCGGGCTGTTCATCTTTGCCAGTATATCGAGGCGCTGCTTAACTACCGCCTCTCCATTTTCGAGGTGATCAATGCGCTGATCTATCTTGCGGAGCCGGGACTCGATGTCCGACAAGGTATCCTGAATAGCCTTAATCTGCATCTTACCGACAGCGGCGGCGCCCGCCACGCTAAACAAGATACCGCCAAGCGTGACGATCAGGCGAATGTCTATCGCGCCGTCCATGTCAGCACCGACTGTATGTTCAGATTCATTTCCGGAACGCGGCGAACAGCAGCGCAGTCACGACCACGCCGAGCAGGATGACTTCGCCGTAGGACATCACGATTGCTTGCGACATTTTTTAATCCACCTTTGCACGGTTTCAGTTTCGTAAATGCGGATGATTGACCAGATCAACGAAGCCAAAGCCGCCGCCGCAGGGAGCCATTCGACCAGCGTGGCGAGGACGACGGTAATGCTGCTTACGTCGATGATAGTTTTAACGTGATCATCCATCAGGGCCACCTAATTCTACTACATCCCAAGTTTGATTTTCTTCATTCCAATTATATAATAATCCGTCTTCTGGATAAGCAACAGGTGCTTCCCAAAGACAAGTATCTTCATCTAATGTCCAAGAATTATAAGGTTTAGGTGGAATAAAAGCATCTCTACTTGAATCATACTTAAAACCAATACCTGCAAAGTTTTTTCTTAAAGGAGTACCCCCTAAAGTATGCTTTCCTCCACGAGTATTATAAGAAGTTTGAAACCAAGTTCCTTCTTGTGTATCTATAAAATCTTGTTCGGCAACAATAACTTGTTCTACTACGTTACCAACTCCTAATTTTGCGTAATGTGCCATAATATTTCCTACGCTGTATAGGTGCCACTTGAAGTAAATTTTAATATAGTATCTGAACCATCTGTTGTAACAGTAGGTGAACCAGTTGTTGTACCAGAATAATCTGTTGTAGCCATTCTAAGAATAACTACTCCGGAACCTCCTGCTCCTGAGGTAGAGTTCTGACCGCCTGCTCCTCCTCCGCCTCCAGTATTTATTGTGCCAGCATCCGCAGTACCGCTACCACCAACACCATTACCACCGCCGCCAGTACCGCCAGTACCGCCACCGCCAACTGTATCCCAATCACCACCTCCGCCACCACCAGCGTAAGTTACAGAAGAACCAGTAATTGTAGAAGTTTGACCATCTCCTCCATCGCCTCCCACTGCTGAAGGACCACTACCAGTAACATTTTGTCCTACTTGACCTGCCCCGCCACCTCCGTGACCGCCGTATCCACCATTGAAACCATAGGCACCATCATAACCTTGATTAGCTGTTCCAGAACCTCCAAAAGTACTTGAACCATCACCGCCACCACCAGAACCACCGGCGCCTGCGTCATTACTCCCACCACCTGCACCACCACCATTAGAAGTAAGTGTTGTAATGTTTGAACCAGAAATACTTGAATTTGAGCCAGTATATCCAGCAGATTGATAAGCACTGCTTCCGCCTGCCCCAACTGTAATTGTGTAAACTGTTCCTTTACTAAGAATTAATTCTGATTCACTTGAGCCCCCACCGCCAGATGTTTCATTATTATAAGATGCACGAAATCCGCCAGCACCGCCGCCACCGCCGCCATTACTAGAGCTACCACCACTACCACCACCTGCAATGACCAAAAAGTCGACATCAACCTCCCCAGTCGCGCCGTAAAAATCTGTCAGAGAGATCGTACCGCTCGCCGGTACGCTCGCGTTGTTCGTCCCGACGAGGCTGCCGCCCGCGTAAAATTCCGACATCGAGTTAGGCGTGGTATCGCCGAACTCAGCCGCAAGATCGGATAGCGATATCGCGCCGGATGCTTGCAGTGTCATCAGCGTTGACTTTTCAGTTCGTCGATCTCTGCCTTCAGAGCCTTCACGCTTTCGATCAGCAGACCGACGAGGTTCTGGTACTTGACGCCTTTAGCCCCGCCCTCGTTGCTGGTTAGCTCCGGCAGCACGTCGAGCATTTCCTCGTAGATGACGCCCTGCGATTTCTCGCCGCTTTCCTTCCACGTCCAGCTAACGCCGCGCAGCTTGCCGATCAGGTCGAGCGGATCAGCGATGGTTGCAATGTCTGACTTCGCCGCCGCGCTGGCGAAGGCTGTGACATCGCCGGTCGCATAGACTGCGCCGCTGACGTGCAGCTTGTACGACGGGCTGACGCCTATGCCGACGTTGTTGCTGCCGTCGATCTGGATGGCATCGCCATCAGCGCGGATCGCAGTTTCGTTTGTCAGAGCCATTTATACTATTCCCTTCCAGTGCTGCGGGTCGTCCGCCGTGACCCGTTTGATCCATGTGTAGCTGTCGTCCCAAGCCCATACCTGCGGAAAGCGGTTGTCCAAGATGAGCGTGGTGTCCTCCGTGTCGAGGCCGCAAACCAAGTGATAGCCACTCGTCTCTGTCTGGCAAAATATCAAACTGATCTTGTCCAAAGGGACGCCCGCCTTCGCCAGTAACTCGCTGCACGTAACCGCAAACCCATCGCAGTCGTCGGTAAATTCTTCACCGCGCTCGACCGCATCTGCATGGCTGCGCCAATC